ACTTTAAAGCTATCTCCTGGTACTACATCTTGTATGTAACATGGGTATAATTCACCCATATTCCCAGTCATCTTAACTTCGTGTGATAAGTCGAAATTGTTTTTTTCGGCTTTTGTACATAAATGTCGTTCATAATGTTTCTGCTTTTATGATATTATTAATTAATCGGTGATTATCTGCGTCTTTCGCGTTTTGCCAACTAACCACATCACCGTTATAATGGTTATTTAGCGTTTTATGAAAGTCATCGACTTTTTTGTTTATATGTTTTAAATATGATCTTTGACTTATTTCTAATCTTTTTTGTTTGTCTTCGAATAATCTCTGTACATATGCTTTTGGTAATCTTCTTATATTTCCGTTCATATCTGCTGTACTTAAATCTTCTGTTTGTTTATGATGATTGCCATAATTGTTTAAATAAAAACTTCCAAGTATACTGAACTTTGTATCTCTTCTTCCTTTTGACATCATACTGAATGGTCTTATACGTTTGTCTTTCTTTCCCCAGTCTTTGAACATATATTTTGTAACATAGTTTATAGAACTTGCTGTAACTGTTCCAACGTCTACGAATCCGTGTTTTAATCCTGTTTGTGTATTTTTCCATTGGTCTGTTATTGGCGCCAAGTTTGCGATATCATAGTTAAACAATAACATATGATAATGAGGTCTTCTGGTTTTACTACCGTATTCGCCAACTGCGTAATATCTAATAGGTTTACTAACATTTTTTACTTCTGATTTACTGGATAAGTTTAACTCTTTCACACAATAACGTACGTGGTCGTTTCTTAGCCTTTTTATATAATCTTGTAAATGCTTCTTGTGTAATGTTAAATAACCTTCTTTTGTTCTTGGGATCGCCCAGTCACCGTACGTTAAAGTTATAAAGAGTGCTGAATCACTTCCTAAATATTCGTGTTCTAATCTAAGTGACCAATCTGATCTTCTCTTTTTTCTACATTGTAAGCATTTTCCACAGGGTACCCTGAAGTCTACGTCTTTTATCTTAAGACTGTTTGAACAACTTGTTGCTATTATATCTGGATAGAATCCATAGTCTTCTAAGTACCTTTGTTTCATTACGATAATCTAATTCCGCCTCTTTTTGCTAGTATGAATTTTGATGATCTTCTCTTTGAACGGTATTTTCTACCTCGTGTGTTATAACTTCTCATAATTTTACTTTAATAATTTTTTTATATAATTTGTTGCAGCTTTTGCAAATGATGATATACCTTTTGCTGCTGCAGTTCCTCCTGGTAAGAATGGTGATAATGATATTAACATTGCTGCTTTATCTGTAAATGATGCTTTTTTTACATCTGGTACATTAAAGAATTGACCTATAGTTTTTTGTAAATTTCTACTGTATCCTTGTTCATATTCTTTTAATACTTCTTTATCTAAATCTGTAGCTGCATTAAATCTGTTTGCTTGTGCTGTTGCTGCTACTTTTTGTGCATTAGTTAATTCAACTTGTGCATTTTTTAACGCTATTGATGCTTCATTTGTTCCTATTCTTGATATACTTTCTAAAATATCTTGATCTACTTTTCTTATAGTAGCTTGATAATTATCGATCATATTCATTGTTAAATCCTTTTTTAATTTAAACTCTGGTATTATCTGTGAAGCTTCTAACTCTGTTTTGAATCTTTGTGATGCTTTATATTTTGCATCTTCATCCATTAGATTTTTTTGTTTCATAACTAAATCCATACTTGTTCCTGCTGCTGCTGCTTGTGCAGCTTCGACTCCTACATTTGAAACTTGTGGTTGTGAATAGGGAAGGGCTTTATCTGCATTTCCTGTATTACCTTGTCCGTACATAAGTGCAGGATTTAATCCTGCAGATCTTAATCTTTCCATCTGCATTTTAGGTGTATTATATGCATTTTGCTTTTCCCACATACTTTCTGACCATTGTCGTTGTTTTTGAGCTTCTCTTGCTCGTCTTTTATTTGCACCTATACCGAATAAACCGCCTATTAATCCTGTTGCTATTCCTCCGGCTGAGCCTGCAATTGCTTTTCCTGCTGATTTCCAAAAACTCATTTTAATTTCCTATTTTATTGTCGTTATTTAAGTCTACTTTAATTACTTCCTCTATAAGTTTGATTGTTACTTCAAGCAACTTTGGTAAGATGCTCTCTGCTATTTTTAATAGTATTTTTTTTCCCATTGTTTATGTCTTTTATTGTTATTTTATGTTCTTTGTGGCATAGTATAGATTCTAACATTGTAACTGCGTGTCTACTAAAGAATACTTGCTGTGGTATTTCTTCCTGGTGATTTACTAATCCAACCGCGATACAACCTTCCAACTCAATACCGCGATTAGCACTATGAATCCTGATTCCGTATCTGTTAGGGACTCTAAGTATTTGAAGTGTCTCTCTGCCAAACTTATTACTAGGAGTATAACCAATAGTATAAGTTCCTTCTTGTATTTTTTTATCATTGTTTTCTACTGTGCTGAAATAGAATATCCCGTTGTTTTTTGAATGTATTTCTAGTATTCCGAATAAACTTCTTTGATTTCCTATTACTTTTCTTTTTAATATTATATCTTTAACGATCATTTTTACGAATTTGATAATTAGTATTTTTTATGTTTTTGACCGTTACCTCTGTTTTGAACTATAATTTATAGTATGTTAATTGCTAAAAGTGTAACGATATATCGAATATAATGATTTTTTTTTAATAAAAAAACTTCTACCCTACTCTATCTTTAATTTTACCTCTTTTTTTTTGTCTTATTAATGACTTTGTAGTCATTAGGCCATATATTATCAAGTCGATAATATGGCCTTATTATAAGTACATAAAAAAAGCGGGTTTTTACACCCGCTTAAAACAAAACTAACTACCCAAATTATTCTGATTTGGTCTCTTTATTTGTTTGTGTATCTACTACTGCTTCTTGTGTTGCTTGTATTAGTGCTTCTTGTTTAGCTGTTTCGTGATCTTTTATTTGTTTTTCTAAACTTTTCACTTGACTACTTACATTCTTTAAATATTGCAGTTTTTCAACTGGCTCCATTTCTTGAATTTTGTTCAATGATTGTGAACTGAATGTTGCCTGATCTTCGTAGTATGGTGTCTTATAATTGTCGTATGTCATACCTTGTGTATTTCTGAATAATATTTCTCTTACCGACATTGACTGATTTGGTTTTGTTATAATTTCACCTGTATTGTCTGTATAAGCCGTAAATTCGGCTTTTTTCCATTTGTCTTTAATTCTTTTGTTCATCTGTTTGTAAATTACTTGTTAATAGTTGATTTAATCTCATTACCTCTTTGTATAATAATGCTAATGCAGATCCGTTTTCGTATACCATTGATTCTATACTATTGTTTTTTATATAATCTTGTTTATACTTTTGAAACTTTTCTTTAAAGTCTTTTACCTCTTTTTTTGTTGTTTCATCTTCTGTTCCTGATATTACATCATTTTTAATTAATTTCATTTTTTATTATTTATTTATGTTAAACTTGGGTTACTAAAGTATGGTATTGGTCTAATTGCGTTGACTCTGTGATATAAGCTTATCCAACATTTATCTTCGTTGTCGTCTTCTATTGCGAATATTCTTGTTAAATCTGCGTGGTTACATTCTATAAATGATTGATTTAATAATGGTGCTGAATTTTCAAATCTTCTTGATAATTCCCAATGTGCTAATGTATCTCTGAAATCTCCTGCAACTCTGTTTTCTGCGTATTTATACTCTGCATATCTTTGTTGGTATCCAAATATTGCGTTGTCGTCGTCTTCGTTACCTTCTACATAGATTTCTTTATTGTATACTTCTTGTTCTCCTAAATTTGCGAATTGTGGGAAATAATGATCGAACTTATCGAACTTTTGCCAGAACTTGTTTAATCCTTGAGCATAACTTGCTTTTGGAATAATTCTACATAATCCTAATATAATTCCGTGTTCATCGAAACTTTCTGTGAATCCTATATCGTTACCTAGTGCTAGTGCGTGTCCATACATATCTCCTGCAGGTCTACTATTTGATACGGATTTGTCTTCGTAAGTACTTAATATTTCACTAACCATAATTGGTGTTTTTCCACCTCCTAAATATTTTGGAATTTGTACTGTATAGTCTGGGATCCTCTCTCCAAATATTGCATATATCTGTTCTCTGTATCTTGAACCTGCTCTTGCCATTAATTCTAACCATCTCTGTAATGCTGTTGCTTTTCTTAGTTCGTTAATAGTTGTTGCAGTTGCGTTTGCTAAATCTGCTACATGCGTTTGTGTTACATCAATATTTAAATTTAAATCTCCTGATCCATTTGATGCTATAGCTGCATTTGAATAAGGATTGCCATCTGATGGTAATCTTGCAGGTTGTTTTGGGTCACCTGATCCTACGGCAGGGACTCTATAATCTCCATATAATAATGGTGCTGTATCTCCTAATGGTAATGTTACCTCTGTACCTCTTTGTAAAAATGGTAATGCGCTTGTAAAGTAATCTTTTTGCCAGTTTGATTTTCTTAGCTCCATTATTGCTAATTTTTCTAAACTTGCTGCAATTCCTGAACTTGTGTATTGATCGTATTCTGCTCCTACGTTTTGGTCTCTAAAATATTCGTGCCAAATTAATTGATAAGCTCTAAATGGTAATGATGATAAATAATGTTCTTTTCCTGTTTGAATATCGTTCCAAGCTCCGCCTTTTGTTCCTGCTGTGCTAACTGTTGGTGGTACTCCTAAATAATCTGCTAAGGATCCTTTTGTTAAATAATTACTTGTTGATGCATCTATTTTAATTCTTGGGTAGGAGGGTAGGTCGTTTCCATCTTCACCTCCTGTAATAAAATCTTTCCATTCATCCCATATAATTCTGTATGGTACAAAGAAATAATCTAATTTAAAGTCTACGTTGTGCATCATTGGTGCTAATAAGGGACTAAATCTTACTAACTGCTGTGTGTTCACTTTAAAGCTATCTCCTGGTACTACATCTTGTATGTAACATGGGTATAATTCACCCATATTCCCAGTCATCTTAACTTCGTGTGATAAGTCGAAATTGTTTTTTTTCGGCTTTTGTACATAAATGTCGTTCATAATGTTTCTGCTTTTATGATATTATTAATTAATCGGTGATTATCTGCGTCTTTCGCGTTTTGCCAACTAACCACATCACCGTTATAATGGTTA